TTTAAAGATAGAGGGTGGATCGCCTGACCACACATGAAGGTCTGATCCAATGATCCATTTTGTTGAGGGAGCGTTAATCTTTTTTACCCTTGGATAAGTCCACTGACTTGCTACTTCTGCGCCTTCTGGCAATCCTTTTGGAAATCGTTCATCAAACTTTTTCATTCTATTGTGAACGTTTGGTGCGCTAATCTTTAGAAGATTAGCCGCCTCTTTGTAATTATGATTTGTTGCAAGAAGAGTCTTGTAGGTTTCAATTAAAACCTGATCGTCCATAGGTCTGGTCGGCATTGGACTTCTCCAAATTATGACGTTTTTTTACACAAAATTGTGTCAGTTTTTTATTAAAATACATTGACCGCAACGCGACTCCCCACCCCCTGACTCACTGAATCAATACAGAGAATCAAAATTATTCTTTCATGGATAGCAAAAGGAGGGGGATAGTAAGGGGGAGGGTTCGTGGGTCGGTCAATGGTTCCAGATGACCTTTTCAGAAAAATGTTTTGGTCCAGATTGGCAAATGGTGCCAGATTGGGGATAATAATGGTGCCAGATGCTTTGATTGATCCAATTGGTTCAATGGCGTATAGTGCCAAAATTGAAATGAGGGTGCTAATATGCCGCTGAACCCCGGACTTAATCCGTCCATCCGCCTTAACGAAGAAGATGAACAGGTCGCTCCGCTTGAGGGAATGGATGTTGAAGTCATTATGGAAGACGAGAGCGGTGAAGACCGCCCTGAAATGGATATGGATGGGAACATTCTTAGGATTGAACATCCAGATGGTACGATCAGCGTATCTTTGGACGGCAAACCTATTGAATCGGCTACGCGGAAAAAGCCTGAAGGATGGTTTGCTAACCTTGCTGAAGACATTGACGACCAAGAACTAGGCCGCATTTCCAGTGAACTCATTCGTGGCATCGAGAGCGATCTGAACAGCCGCCAAGAGTGGATCGAAGAACGCGCCCAAGGCATCAAACTGCTCGGCCTCAAGATTGAATTGCCGGGTCTTCAAGGAACGCCAGACGGTGCGCCAGTAGAAGGCATGAGCAAAGTTCGCCACCCGCTTCTCCTTGAGGCGGTGTTGCGCTTCCAAGCCAATGCTCGGTCTGAACTGCTCCCGACCGATGGCCCTGTAAAAATTCGTGATGATTCGACGCACGGCTCCCCAGACCGAGACAATCTGGCCGATGCGCTTGAAAAGGACATGAACCATTACCTGACGGCGGTGGCGAAAGAATACTACCCCGACACCGACAAGATGCTTCTCCTCCTCGGCTTTGGCGGTACGTCGTTCAAGAAAGTTTACTTCTGCCCTCTCCGCAATCGCCCTGTTTCTGATTCCATCGATGCGGATGACTTGATCGTCAACAACTCGGCCACTGATTTGGACAGCGCACGGCGCATCACGCACCGCATCTACATGCGTCCATCAGTCGTGAAGCGTATGCAGATCATCGGAGCCTATCGTGACATCGCTTTGTCTCAGGCCAACGCTCCTGATCTTGACGCAGTGCAAAAAGAAAAGAACGCACAGCAAGGCATTCAGCAAGAAACCTACAGCCCAGAAGACCGTGATCGTGAGATTTACGAGTGCTACTGCGAGTTGGACATCAGCGGTTACGAACACAAAATCAACGGAGAAGTCACCGGCCTTGAGGTTCCTTATCGCGTGACGATTGACGTCTCGACCAAGGAAATCCTGTCGATTGTCCGAAATTACGACGAGGACGACGCTGAACTTCCAGAGGCTCGTGTCAACTTCGTCAAATACACATTCGTTCCCGGCTTCGGCTTCTACGACATCGGCCTGTTGCACATCCTTGGCAACACGACGAACGCCTTGACGGCGGCTTGGCGCGAACTGCTCGATGCGGGTATGTATGCCAACTTCCCCGGCTTCCTGTATTCCAAACAGTCAGGTCGGCAGAACTCCAACATCTTCCGCGTCCCTCCGGGCGGCGGCGCTCAGATCGACACCGGCGGCATGCCGATCAATCAATCCGTGATGCCATTGCCCTACAAAGAGCCATCTGCGGCCCTTGCGGGGTTCATCGATAACATGGCCCAACAGGGTCAACGCCTCGGCGGTACGGCTGAAATCAATGTGGGCGAAGGCCGAGCCGATGCTCCAGTCGGCACAACGATTGCGCTGATCGAACAGGCGGTGAAGGTTCTCAATGCCGTGCATAAGCGCATGCATGCGTCACAGGCGCAGGAGTTCCAACTCCTCGCTCGGTGCTTCCGTGAGAACCCCGAATCATTCTGGCAACGCAACAAGAAGCCCAACGTGCCTTGGGATGAGCAAACTTTCTTGGCGGCATTGAATGACTTTGATCTCGTGCCACAGGCTGACCCGAACACATCCTCGAACAGCCAACGCATCATGAAGACGGCGGCTCTTGTCCAGATGGCATCGGCTGACCCGTCAGGCTTTAACCTTGAAGAAGTGCGGAAAGAGGCTCTTTCGACCATTGGTTGGGAAAGCCCAGACCGCTTCCTTGCGCCTCCGATGCCTCCTTTGCCTAACCCAGATATGCAAGCCAAGATGGCGGACAGTCAGGCCAAGATGATCACGGCTCAGGCCAAAATGGCCGAGGTTCAGCACAAGATTCAAGGTGGCGAAGTCCAACAGAACCGCATCGATCCGGCTGAAATGCAGTTGGAAATGATGAAAGAGAAGAACAAAGCCGACGAAATTCAACAGAAATCGGCTGATTCTATGATGGACAACACCAATCGTATCCGTGACCGCGAGAGCCGTGAAAGGCTTGCGGCGGTTAAACTCGCCGAAGAGGTTATGAAGAATCCTATGGAGGGCATGCAGGTCGTCCAAAGCATTCTCGAACCCGGTATGCTCCAACGGCTAGAGGCAAATGAGCCAACGGTCGTGCAACCCCAAAGGCTGAATGGCTGAATTTATTAGGGACTACGGAGCCGTCATCACTGCGGTATGCGTGATGATCTGGCTCTTATTGGTTTGTATATCGTTGCGTTGGCTGATTCTGCTCTTCCTTGGCAAATATGACCCAATAAGGTAGATTATCGCCATCACGCGGGGAAAGTGCGATGGACCTTGAACTAACCGATCCTCTTGGAAGGCTCTCTCCTCTTTATGATTTGGGGACAGAACTGACCATCCGGCCTCGCGGCGGCGGAACAGGATCAAACATCAAAGATTCTGACATTGCAGAGACGCTTGCAAACCGTCCCAACTTGCTTGGCACAACCCAAGAACAGGCCATTAACGATGCAGTAAATACTGCTCGTGGCATCCGCGCTTATCACGGTTCGCCGCACGAATTTGAAAAGTTTGAATCATCAAAAATTGGCACGGGCGAAGGCGCACAGGCTTATGGTCATGGGCTGTATTTTGCTGAAGCGGAACCTGTGGCTAAACAGTATCGCGACAAGCTAGCAATGGGCCAATCGACACTTGATAAAAAACCAATGAGCGAAGTGGCATCGGAAAAATACAAACTTCCGTATGGCACCGATCCGACCATTGAGCATGATATTGCAGACATCGTGTCAAGCTATGGTGATACGGCGCGATTTGTGATGGAGTCACGCCACCCGCACCTTCTTAGCCATTATGATAAGCTAGTCGAAGAGGGGCGCATCAAGCAACCCGGCCACATGTATGAAGTTAATATCAACGCACATCCAGATCATTTTCTGAATTGGGATAAGCCGTTGAGTGAGCAGTCAGAGCATGTGCAAAATGCAATAAAATTATTGCCATATGCAAATCACGCAGTAATGGAAGCGCCAGAATCTTTCCGCGTTCTTGAAGATGCAAGATCAGCATGGATGACAAAAACTGGTCAAGATACTAGAGGCGATCAAAAACATAGGTTCAACGTCTCGCGTGATCTTCATAAAGCTGGCATACAAGGCATCAAATACCTTGATGCAGGATCGCGCAATCAAGGCGAAGGCTCCCGCAATTACGTTGTCTTTGACCCCAAAGACATTGAAATTATGCGTCGTTATGCTCGTGGTGGCGATGTAAGAGCGCATTTTGCTGAAGGCGGTGGAAGCAACATGCCGGACGATGAAGTGCAAAAGGCCATCAATGCGGCCAAAGACATCAATCTCCCCGGCGCTGTATTGCGTGAGCCAGAGCCATCAACTCCATTTTCGGAAGTCCAGACATATGTCGGAAACATCCTTCCGATCACCAAATATGCCGACAATTCTGTAAGATTTAACTCTGATGCGGGTGTTTTGGGTGCCTTGAAAAGAGCATTCACCGCGTCCGGCAGAGCGATGCAGGGCGAGTTCCCTGTCTTTGAAATGGACGAGGAAGGCAATCAACATGTGAGCCAAAAGGCAATTGACGAGTCAATGAACCTCGCCAATTCAATCATGCTTGGCACTGCCCCGCTTGGTGCCGCTCAGGTTTTGCGTGAGGGATATGACCCTAACGTGGTTCGTTCATTCGCAAGCGTTGCCTCTCGCACAGCCAATCGTGACGCACTTGCAGAAGCGGTGGCAATGGAACAGCGCGGTAGAAACCGCGACGAGATTTGGGCAAGAACGGGATGGGGCCGCAATCCTGCCGGTCAGTGGTTCTATGAAATCCCTGACGACAGAATGAGAATGAGAACATTGCCGACCGATTACGCGACCGGAGAAAAGATCGGTCGTGAAAGCACATTCGGCAATGAAGTTGATCATCCTTATCTTCTGGAGGCTCATCCAGATTTAGAGAATATGAGATTTGAGCATGGTCTTTTGCGGGGAAGGCAGGGCTATTATGTGCGCCCATCCGCAACTGAAATAGAGCGAATTGCAGTCGGCACAGAAGGCCCTCGGTCGGTGACAATTCATGAAATTCAACATGCGTTGCAACAGCGTGAAAATTTACCGAGAGGCGGGAATCCAAAAGACCCCGTATTGATCGGGGCCGCAAGGAATTTGAGCGAACGCGCAAACACCATCATCGAGAATTTGCAAGAACAGCGCGGCGTGTTTGTCGAAGACCTTATTGACCGTTACAAGATCAATCCAAAAAACACGGCAGAAATCGCCAATGCTTACAAGTATGGCAATGATCTTTGGGCAAGACAGAACCCAGAGAAGAATGCCGCGCTTCAACAAGCATACTTGGATATGGAAGTTAGAGGACCGACAGCGGCGTATATGAATTTGGCCGGTGAAATTGAGGCCAGAATTTCTGATGCAAGTCGAGATATGACGCATCGCCAAAGGCTTGAGAATCCTCCGTGGCGCAGAAGTTCAGGAAGCGTTCCTTACTCAAGCCGCATCATCAGATTTGGCGATGAAGCCCCTTATGTGCCTGAGTTCAATATAAACGACTATCGTCAGAGATATGCTACAAAGGGATTTGTTTCGGATGATGAGCCTGTCGGCGACCCTGCTGATCTTTTGCCGCCATCACGGTCGGAAGACCCCGCTGATGTTATCATGCGGAAGATGAGCGTATTGCCAGAAGCGTTAAGCGGACTCGGTGAATCAATTGTAATGCCGGGCATTAATGCGCCGGGGCGGATGGGGGCGGCGGCTCCTTCGGCAGTCGCGTCAAGCATTTCGCGTTCTGGTGCTGACATTATCGCCAAAGACCCTGTCTTGGCGGCAAAAGAAATCGCTCTGTCCAAATTCGGCAAGTCAATGAGAGACGCCGGATACGAATATGATCCAAAGAACAACTTGGTTACATGGAAAGAGAAAACACCTGAGCAACTTTACCGTGAAGGTGCTTATGTTGCCCCCGCTTTAGGTGATCGCAGTGCCGCAAACATGCTGATCAAAAGCATTGGTGGAAATAAATTGTCTGAGCCGTTGAGCCTTCAGGGCGGTGGCGACTTTATGCGTTCCGAATTTGCTCGTGGTGATAACCCTGCGGCATGGGCTTCACGCACTCCGACAGCACAGCGCATCCTAAAGCAGATCAGAGAACAGGCTCCAGAAGGTGCGCCAGTGTATATGTCGCACACTGTGATGGGTTTACCCGCATCTGACTCGTCTCACATGATGGCAAGTGCAATTTTGCGTCAGATTGAAGGCGCGAAAGGCAAGATTGACCCCGTTGCGGCGGCAAAATTGGACCTTTTCTTGGAAAAGAAGTTCCCAAATTGGCCCGGCATCATGAACCCAGTGGCCGCTGAACAGTATTTGGCGGGTAAACCGGGGAAGTGGTCAACTGAGTTTGCAAAAGCCCTCGATAGATCAGCAATGATCAAGGGCAAATTGCCAGATGTTGGCGAAACTCGCCTTGCAATCACTGATCCTCGTTTGATTAGCGCAGAACAGCTTGCCAGTGGCTATGCTTTGTCAAAACTTGATCCAAATGCGCCTGTTTTTACCAAAGGCTTGAAGCACGGGACATACGGCGGCAAGTTGCCAAGCGAATCTGGTTATGAAGGCGGTTTCCGCTTCCAAGTTCCGTCTGAAATTATGTTCCCAGACTGGGCGAGTAAACTTCCAGTGACCACAAAACGTGGTCTTCCGCCGAGCGCGACAGAGAAACAACAGGCTCTCATGACCCAAACGCCTGTCCAAAAGGCTAATCAGCAATGGTTGGACAGCGTCATGGGCTACATCGAGGCAAATCCTCGCCCTTGGGGATACCGTGACGGTGGTCGCACATCAGGCAACGACGCGGTTGGCAATGCTTTGAGTGCCGCTCGTGAGCATTTTGGCTTTGGCGGTGCTGATCGTGATGCCGCAGAAGGCTCCTCATACTCCGACAACATCTCTCATAGCGCCACAGACATCGAGGTTGGCGGCGGTCGCGGTGTCAATGAAGGGCCGGGCGAACGTGCGGCATATCGTGACGCAATGAGAATTGGACCGACTGACTTTGGTCGTGGCATTGATGTGTCTGGCGTTAAGATGTCAGACGTCGAGCCGCCAAAAGACATTCGTGAATACACTCAGCAGAGATTGACGCAACCTTATGAAGGAAGCCCTATCAACGCGGCGATGTATCCCGGTGAAGCATTCGGCATGGCGTATCCTAGTCTGGTTGGCAAATTGCACACCCGTGCGGGTGCGGCAGGTCTATTGGGCAACGCTCAATATGAAAGCGCAGGGTTTAATCCTGCGGCGATGAACCAGAGCGGCGCAACTGGTCTGTTCCAAAATTTAGGTGAACGTAAAACTGGCATGTTGAACGCTCTTGGTATCGATCCAAAAGCAAGCCCAGAAGCAATCAAGTCGCAACTTGAAGGCACTGGTATGCCGCAACTCGGCTACGCCTTGAATGAAATTGCTACCCAGAAGATATATGCTCCGACGGAAAGAGCATTGACTAAAGGCACCGATCCTTATGCAACGTCAGGAACTGTTATGAGAAACTTTGAACGCCCCAGTGATGTTGATCAAGCAATCTCTGAAGCATTGAGAGCGGCTTATTCAAACCAGATCGATGTAGGAATCCCATCATGGGCAACAGTACCTCGTCAACGCTTTGGCTTTGGCGGCGATGCAGATGTTGCTGAAGGATCGCATTACACCGACAACGTTACCCGCGAAGCAGACAATCCAAATCGTGTCGCCGATCAAATGGGCATGACTGGTTGGGGTGGCAATTCCGACTTGGGAAGAACAACCAATTCGATGGAATCAATCAATCCAACTAACTCCACGGTGTCGGTGAATACGGGTCGTGAGTTTGGTCCCGGCCTCATGTCTGGATTGGCCGTTAAATTGCCCGGCGATCCAAGAGCAAACCTTGAAAATCTTGAAGCCCTCGATCCTAGCTTCCAAGGTCAAACCACGGAACTTCTCACAAAGATGCGAGAAGCAGGGATGAACCCTTATGTCACATCGACAGATCGTTCTCTTGCTCAACAGGCCGCAATGCGTGAGCGTTATTTGAGCGAAGGCGGGAAATATCCTGTCGCTGAACCCGGCAATTCATTCCATAACTTTGACAGAGCATTCGATGTTGGCGGCTTGACCCCAGACCAAATGGCTCAGGCAGGTGCTATGGCTAAGGGTATGGGCATGGGTTGGGGCGGCGATTTCAGCACACCTGACCCAATTCACTTTCAACAGCAACCCGCTGGTACAAGTGCAAGGGAGTGGGCTAAGGCCAATGATGTAACTGCGACTGGCTTCAATAGTAAGCCAATCTTTAATGCTACTTCCACGGCTCCTTCACAGCCACAAACTCCGATTGATATTGCCAAGGAGACTGCAAAGGCAATCTTCAATGCGCCAAAGTCGATCTATGACAGCGTAACCGGCGGCATTAATCAGGCCAACCGCAAATACATGGATGAGTTATTGACGCAACCCAATAAAGTTGCGGCTCCAACTTTTGATGAGGAAGGAAATCGAATTGATTTCCCAAATACTGTCAGCGGTCAGACAAAGCAGGAATACGCAAATCAGTTCACAGGCGGTGATCCGACAAAGGTAAAAGAACGCATTTCGTATATGAATGGTCAGCCGCAGGTTGAGTATTACGCAAAAGACCTTGGCGAAGCACTTTTCGGCGGTCTGTTTGGGAATAAAAACAATGCGGGTTCAACCACTGGTCAGCCAACTTCACCGGCAACAAGTTCAAACCAGTCCTACATTGAAAGCCTTTTGGCGCAACCCAACAGAGTTGCTGTCCCAACCCTCGATGAAGAGGGCAATCCATACGCTTGGCCAAACACTGTAACTGGCCAAACGAAACAAGAGTATGCCGACCAATTTACATTTGGTGATCCGACTAAAGTTAGAGAGCGGATTTCCTATGTGAACGGTCAGCCCCAAGTTGAGTATTATGCCAAGGATTTTGGGGACATTGTCCGTGAAATGCTCGGTGGTCGCCGCATGGAAACAGGCCCAAGACGCATGACGCCAGAGGAAGAAGCGATCTATAACGCTCGGCGTGTTGCGGGTGGCGTCTGATGCTAAACGCATTTGTGGAAAATCGTAAAACAGTATAGTATCACCACCGCTAGTGCATCAGGAGCCAGCTATGTCAGAACTCGCCAAGTCTTCACGAACTGCAATGAAGGAAAAGATCAAACGTCTTGTGACGGCTGATCCGAATCAAAAGGTTGATTCATCCACTTGGACGCCACCGGCGGAACTGGATGCAGACGTAAAGACGGGCGCTCGTCCCTTGGTTCGTCGGATTTACAAGTCTGGCGGCAAGGTCGAAGGCATGGCCTCCAAGAAGCGTTCTGACCGCATGGCTCGTAAATCTGGCGGTCGCACTGAGGCCGAGGATCGTTCAAAGCGGTATCTGACTCCTGACAATCTGATCAACCGCGACGTCCGCATGGCCAATGAAGACCGTGAGGGTAAGAAGCACGTTGGCGCATTTAAGCGTGGTGGTCGCACCAAGAAGATGAATGGTGGCTCTTTGTCTCCTGAACAAATGGCCATGATCAGAAAGGGCATTGACCCGTTCGGTGGTGATCGCATTTCTGCCTTGATTGAATCGGCTCCAATGCCAAATCGCCAAACGCCTGTTCGCAGTCAGCCTCGTCCGGCTCGTGTTCCTATGCCCCCTCGTCGTCCCGGCAGTTCAATCGGCAACGAAAACATGAATGCTATGGGGCCGATGGCTCGTAAGAAGGGCGGCAAGGTTTCGGAGATGGAGTGGGAACACTCCAAGGAAGACCTCAAGCAAGACAAGAAGCTGGCCAAGAAGCACGGCATGTCTCTTAAGAAGTGGGAAAAGTCCGACCTCGACAAGAAGCACGACAAGCAACAGTCGGCTGAAGGTCTTTGCTATGGCGGCAAGGCCAAGAAGG